AGGAAGTTGAGGACATCATTAACGGATACTTCTCGGAGATCAACTTCGAGGAGCCTGACTTTGTACAGACGACGATCCGGCAGTCCGTGATCCTTAGCCGCCTGATCGGGATTGCGGCGGTGCGTGACATCCTGTCGCTGACGCTGAATGGCGTGGATGGCAATATCGTGCTGGAGCCAGACGAAGTGGCACAACTGGGGACGGTGACGATCAATGTCGCTGTTTGAGTGGGTCGAGGAAACCGGTGATTATCTCGGCTATCTCCAGCCCGTCTTGCAGGATATACGCGAGTTTCAGGAGATCGCGAAGGCTGTCAACCCGGAAATTGTGACGCTCAAACAGGCGATTAATAAGGTGCTGAATGAGCAATTTGTGCTGGGCGCCGAGGACACACTGGTGTGGCGCGAGCAGGAATTTGGAATTACCGCCAGCAATGACGAGACGGTGACATTTCGCCGGGAGCGTCTGGTTGAGAGGAAAAGCCGGAAGCCGCCGATTACGTTGCGGACGTTGCGTGACCGGCTGAATACCTATATTGGCACGACGCAGGTGATAATCGAGCTGGTGCCCGGCGAGTATGCGTTCACGATCAGTATGCCGGCTGTTGATGGGTATAAGTATCGGGATATTCAGGCTGTCGTGGATTCGCTGAAACCGGCGAACATGGAATACATTCAGTCACCGTTTTCTGTTGAGCGTATCCGCATCCGGGAAACGAGCCGCGAAATGAAGGTAGCGTATGCGCGGGCTGGACTGGCGCTGGCCGGACTTACGCCTGTAGGCGAGGTTGTCTCTGAACGCGTGATTTATCAAAGGTAGGTGATTCCGTTGGCAGTTTCGGATTTTTACAAAGGACAGCTTGTCGATCTGACCGATGGTCTGTTAGTGAAAGCTCTGATAAATCAGACGGTAGAACTGACGGATTTAACGGCTACGAAGTATTCGGACAGCATTACGGTCGAATTGATCCTCCCGCCAGATATGATCGTGACGCGGATCGATTTTCTGGACAGCAACAATAATATCGTCACGACGATCACTGGTATCGAGATCGACACGTCCGTAACGACCGTATTCAGCCATAACATTCAGTTCGTTCAAGGGGGTGCGTGAGGATGGACTTTGTGAAAAAGGATTGGCAGTTCCGGGACGTCATCAGCGAATCCGAGTTGAATCGGATGGAAGACGGCATCGAGGAAGGGATCACGAAGGCGGAGCAGGCGCAAGATGATCTCGCCGCCCACACTGCAGCCACCACCGGCGTCCACGGCGCCACGTCAGCGGCAACGCCGAATACGCTGGTTCAGCGGGATGCGAATGGCCGTATCCAAGTGGCGGCACCATCCGTATCAAGTGATGCGGTAAATAAAAATTACGTCGACAGTATTGTCGGTACACCGGCAGTTAATGCAAATACACTCGTAAGGCGCGACGCTGCTGGTCGAGCCAAATTCGCGGCTCCGGCCGCTTCGGACGATGCGGCGCGGAAGGCGGAAGTGGATGCGGCAATGGCGGCGGCATCTACCGCTGTAAATGCAGGGTATAATGAAGACCCGAACACGACCCAGAAAGCTTACATCGTTACGAATCATGCTAATTCGCCGATTGAAAATGTTTTCTGGCATATTAGAACGTTTTTCTATTCTTCAACAACAGGAAACCGAGCGCAAATTGCGATTCGGTACTCTAATGCCAATCAGATGTATATCCGGTATTACTTCGATGGTCTCTGGTCTGCATGGACTGAAGTAATAACGAGCGAACGGGCTTTCTTCAACACCGATTTGGTACTGCCCAACGGGAAGGGGTTATACGTAAGAGACACTAACGGTAACGTTCAAGTCGTGGGTGCCATTAACGATAGCAATATCGTCCTGCTTGGAGACGCTGATGTGCCCACCTATATCCGCGGCACTGACGTAAGAATAAACGGTAATACAGCATGGCACTCCGGTAACGACGGCGCTGGTAGTGGTCTGGATGCCGATTTGCTGGATGGTATTCAAGCAGAACGGTTTATCTACGGCGACAACGCGCGTGGGAGCGTTCTTTATTCCAGTGGAGACCTGAACGATATCACAAAGTCAGGATTCTATCATACCAGCAATTCTGTTCTGAACCAACCGCCGGGGATCAGTAGTGGCTTTTGTCTTCATATCCAGCATCCGTCAAACAATGTTCACGCAATTCAGATATTCCAAGGCGGAATCGGAAACAATGCGCAGCTCTATGTAAGAAGAAAATCAGATACCGGATGGGGCGACTGGGGAAAGCTTTGGACGGAGTTTAACGACGGAGCAGGAAGCGGACTGGACGCGGACATGCTTGACGGTATTCAAGCAGAACGGTTTATCTACGGCGACAACGCGCGAGGGACCGTGCACTATGCAGGTGATCTTAACAACATCACAAAAAGCGGGTTTTACTACGCATTTTCAGGCCATTCCAACGGGCCGTCTGGTGCAAATGGATTTTTGATACATCACCAGATGTCCGTAGACAACAACTTCGCAGCCCAAACGTTTATTGATTACAACAACGACAGATTTTACTTCCGCAGAAAGGTTGATGGAGAATGGCAAGGCTGGAAAAAAATATGGAATGAATCGAATGATGGTCCCGGAAGTGGTCTGGATGCCGACACCGTGGACGGACAGCACGCAAGTGCATTCTGGAAGAAAAGCGAAATCCCCTACGAAACCGGGACATGGACGCCTGAGCTAACTTTTGGTAATTCGTCAAGTGGCATCACTTATAGCAACAGAAAAGGACGATATACGCGAATCAGAAACGTGGTATATTGGACGATGGAAATGCAGCTAACTTCAAAAGGTACTGCAACCGGAACTGCTCGGATTAGTGGGCTTCCTTTTATACCACTAAGCAACGCGCCGGACGTGATACTGCCTGTAGGATATGCTACAAGGATTACTCTCCCCTCAGGGGGAGCGTGGGTAAGTGCGCAAATTTTCTGGAATTCAGCGGCACTTGTCTTATTTGCATCTGGGAACGTTAGTACTAATGCCAGCATCACGAATGAGCATTTTGCAGACAATAGCGGCCTTAAAATACAAGGCTTTTACTTTATTCCTGATTAACTGGAGGTAATCGAAATGGCAAGTGTGATTGAACGCTATACGCTGGACATGTTGACGCCGAACAGCGTGAGCATCAAAAAGCAACAGCATGTCGAAATCAACGGGGTTGAGTATCCAATCGGTGAGCCTTGGCGCCGGGCTTACGTAAACAGTCCGTCAGGCCGCCAAGAGGTACAGGACGAGGTGCCGGAACCGTACCGCTCCGCCATTTTCGCGGTGTGGGGCGATGAGCCGATTGTTCCTGATCCGATTGAACCGATCCCCGAGCAGGATGCAGGACCCGAAAACGAAGAAGGCGAGGGCGCCGCTGAATAGGCGGTGCCCGATTCTTTTTTTGACGCAGAAGGGGTGTTGAACTTGAGCATGAATCAGCCGGAACTGCAAGCGCTCGGGAAGATCGAGAGCCGGATGGCGCGGATGGAAGCGTTGCAAGAATCGAATACGCGTGCAATCAGCGACCTTTCCGCCAGCGTCAACCGGTTGGTCGAAAAATTGGATAAATCGGATGACGTGGCGAAAGAAGCGCTTCAGCGGGTGAAGTCGGCCCAGCACCAAATTGATGACGTTCGTTCAGATTTGTCATGGGCGTGGAGGACTGCACTCGGGGCGCTTGTGACCGGCGTCATCGGCGTCATCCTGAAATTCTGGGGAGGTTGATCGGATGTCGAGAGCATCATTTATTGCCGCCGTCGCGCCGGTGGCTGTGAAGGTGCGAATCGATGGCGGCCCGCTGTTCCCGTCCGTCTCCGTCGCCCAGACGATCCTTGAAACCGGTGGAAAAATCCACCCGTGGAATAACATCGTCGGGTACAAAGTCGGAAGCGGCAAGCAGACTCCGTACTGGAGCGGGAAAGCTGTCCGCAAGGGGACGTGGGAAGTGTACGGCGGGCGGACGGTTCAGACATCGGCTGACTTCCGGGCGTATGATAGCATCGAAGACTGCCTCAAGGATCAGGCGCTATTGTTTCTAAACAACAGTCGCTATCGGCGCGTAGTGGTGGCCAGAACGCCAGAGGAACAGGCGGCTATGTTGAAAGAGTGCGGATACGCTACTGATCCGCAGTATGCCGGGAAGATCATGTCGATCATCAATTCTTACGGTCTTAAAAAATATGATGAGGTGGCGCGAATGGAACTGGAGCGAATTAAACGTCTGGAAAATGAAGTCGCTGAATTGAAGAAAGCAGTTCAGTCTGGTCCCGCCCCGGAATGGGCCGAGTCCACGATAAAGAAGCTGGCGGAGAAGAAAACCGCCTCCGGCCAGCCGGTGATGTCGGATGCGAATGTCAGCCGTGATTTGGCGCGGATGCTTGTCATTCTTGATCGTTTGGGGGTAATCGAATGAACGATCTGATCGAATTCGTGCAGGAACAAATTATCGTCCTTGTGCCGGTGCTGTACGTCATAGGAGCGATGCTGAAAAACACGCCCAAAATGCCCGACTGGCTCATCCCGTGGACGCTTCTGATAGTCGGTATCCTGCTGGCCGTGCTGATTATGGGCGACCCGCTTCAAGGTGTGATTCAGGGGATTCTGGTGGCAGGGGCGACCGTCATGGCCCATCAGCTCATCAAACAGACTGGCGAGCGGGAATAAGGGTCACAAATGGGTCACGCAATCTAATGAATAATCCGACTTCCGCGTGGAAGATGTTGCAGGAGAGAGTGCGGAAAAATCGGGCATTTCCGCACTCCGATTTTCAGGCGTGAAAGATGTTTCAGGTGCTGAAAGTATGG